ATGTCCGACATGACGCCCGAGCAGATCGAGTCCTACCTGAACCGCTCCATCTGATCTGAGGAACCACCATGCCCGCAGCCGCTACCACGCACGCCAACTACGGCGACACGACCAACATGATCCAGCAGGCCGTAGGCCTGTTCGCTGCGCACATGCAGCGCAATTCGATGATGGCCCGCATGACCGGACCGATGCCCAAGGGCACCGCCGGCGCGAGCGCGACGCTGCGCAAGCAGACGACGCAGCACATGCCCATCGTCACCTGCCAGGACCTGAGCAAGGGCGACGGCGACGAGATCACCTTCCACCTGCTCAACCCGATGAAGGCCAAGCCCATCATGGGCAGCGCCTGGGCCGAGGGCCGCGGCACGGCCATGTCGCTGTCGCAGGACAAGCTGCGCGTGAACCAGGCCCGCTTCCCGGTGAGCCTGGGCGACAGCATGACGGACATCCGCAGCCCCGCGGACTTCCGTGCGCTGGGCCGGCCGGCCGCGCAGAACCTCATGGACCGCTACGTCGACCAGAGCCTGCTGGTGCACATGGCCGGCGCGCGCGGGTTCCAGGAGAACATGGAGTGGGTCATCCCCACCACCGCCGACGCCGACTTCGCCAAGATCATGGTGAACACGGTGAAGGCGCCGACGAAGAATCGGCACTTCCTGGCCGACGCGACCGACGGCGTCAAGGCGTTCGCGCTCTCCAGCTCGGACGTCGACCTGGGCACCACCGACCTGCTGACCATCGACACGGTCGACGCGATGCGGTCGGTGATGGACTCCATGGCGCTGCCGCCCCCGCCCATCCAGGTGCCCGGCGACATGGCCGCCGAGGACTCGCCACTGCGGCTGTGGCTCATGTCGCCCACGCAGTACGACAGCTTCGCCGCGAGCTCGACCTACCGCACCTATCAGGCGAACGCCCTGGCGCGCGCGGCGCTGGCCAAGCAGCACCCGCTCTTCCTGGGCCCCGACACGGCGCTGTGGAACGGCTTCCTCATCAAGAAGATGCCGCGCCCGATCCGGTTCTACACCGGCAACGTCATGAAGTACTGCGCGTCGGCGACCACCGAGACCGAGTCGGACGCGACCATCGCCTCGGCGCTGACCCTGGGCACCTACGCGGTCGACCGCTCGCTGATCCTGGGCGGCCAAGCCGTGGCGCAGGCGCTGGCGGCGGCTCGGATGTCTGGCGTCCCGTTCTTCTGGAGCGAGAAGGAGCTCGACCACGGCGACAAGGTCGAGCTGCTGATCGGCGCGATCCGCGGCGTTTCCAAGATCCGCTTCGCGGTGAAGCAGGACGACGTCGACACGATCACCGACTACGGGGTGGTGGTGGTCGATTCGACCGTCAAGACGCCGGGCGGCGTGCTGTAACCGCGGCGCGCACCTCCAACCTCACCTGAAGGAACACCACCATGGCCAACATCACCAAGAAGACCGCGTACGACCGCCAGCTCACCGGCGCACCGTACGGCGACGTGCTCATGCTGCCCTACCGCATGGAGACCACCTCCGGCGGCGTGCTGGTCGGCGGCGACTCTGCCAGTGCCATCGGCAACGGCGATGTCGTCCGCCTGGGCAAGCTGCCGGCGGGCACGAAGCTGCTCGACTGCGTTGTCACCATCAGCGACGCCTTCACCGGCTCGAGCACCTACAAGCTCGGCTTCGCCTACTGCGACGGCGTGGACAGCACTGCGGTGCCCCAGGACGACGACTACTTTGTGGCCGCGTCCACCGCGCTGTCGTCCACGGCGGTGCAGCGCAAGTCCACGACCACCGCGCCGGTGACGCTGCCGAAGGACGCCTACCTGATCCTGACCAACGCCGGTGCGGCGCAGGCTGCCGCGGGCATCGCGGACTTCCTGATCTTCGCCCAGGCGATCGGCATCGAGGCCTGAGTCCCGCCTCCTTGATCGGGGCGGCTCGGGACCTCTTCGAGTCGCCCCGCCTTCTTCCACGAGAGCACAAGGCGCAATCCACGTGGCCAACATGATCCCCGTCAAGTACATCGGGCCGGATGCGTTCTGGCACGGCCTGCTGTACGACACGCGCCTGCGCTTCGAGCGCGGGCAGACGCTGCAGCTGCCAGAGCACCTGGCGCTGCGGTTCCTGACCCACCAGGACACGTTCGCTCGAGGGGAAGACGCGCCCGAGCAGCAGACGGCCCAGCAAGAAGCCGACGCGGCGCTGGCCGAGGCCGAGAAGGCGAAGCTCGAGGAAGACGCGAAGCGCGCCGAGGTGTTCGAGCTGTTCGACCAGATCGACCTGATGGACAAGACGGCGCTGGCCACCTTCAGCCAGAAGTACGGGCAGGCGCTCGACAAGCGCAAGGGCCTGGACGCGCTGCGCGCCGAGGTGAAGGGCTTCGTCGACCGCTTCGGGGCGCTCTGATCCCATGAACGCTGAAGCCCTCGTCGCAGCGTACCGAGTGGCCGCGGAGGACACCGAGCGGCCCTACCTCGTCAGCGACGACCAGGCGCTGGAGTGGCTGAGCGAGGGCGAGAGCGAGGCGGCCGTGCGCATGCGGCTGCTGCACGAGAGCGCCGACGCCGCGGTGTGCGAGGTGGACGTCGCCGCAGGCACGGCCACCTACGACCTGCACGAAAGCCTGTACGAGCTGACGCACGTCGCCTTCCGCCTGGACGGCGCCACCGAGCGCACGAGCGTGCGGCTGGTGTCCACCGAGTGGCTCGACAAGAACGTCCCGTGCTGGCGCGATGAGACCGACACGCCGCTGTACGCGGTGCAGGGCGAGACCTCCATCCGCCTCGTGCCCAAGCCGAACGCCAACGGCACGCTGCTCCTCGAGGGCTACCGGCTGCCGCTGGCGCCGATGACCGACGGCGAGCACCTGCCCGAGATCCACAAGGCCCACCACCGCCACCTCGTGGACTGGGCGCTGTACCGCACGTGGAGCGTGCCCGATTCGGAGCTGCAGGCCGAGGACAAGGCCGCGGCCGCGCTCGCCCGGTTCACCGCGTACTTCGGCAATCGGCCGGACGCGGATCTTCGGCGCATGACGCGCGAAGACGTCGAGCACCACAACGTGGCGCACCTGGTGTGACCCCGAACCTTCAACCATCCCTAGGAGCCACGCATGGCCAACGCACTCTACGCCAAGGGCAAGGAGAAGATCCTCTCCGGCGCCATCGACCTGACCACGGCCACGATCAAGGCCGCACTGCTGAGCTCGTCGTACACGGCGAACCTGAGCACCGACGAGTTCTGGAGCGGCATCAGCGCCAACGTGCTGAACACGCCGCAGACGCTGGGCTCCAAGAGCGTCACGGCCGGGGTGTTCGACGCGGCCGACGTGACCTTCACCGCGGTGACCAGCGGCAGCACGGCCAAGGCCATCGTGATCTACAAGGACACCGGCACGGCCAGCACCAGCCCGCTGCTCGCGTACATCGACACGATCACCGGCTTCCCGCTGGCGACAAATGGGGGTGATATTACGGTGACATGGGATAACGGGAGCTACAAAATCTTCTCCCTGTAATTACCCCAATAGTGCGGCCGGCGCAATGTCGGCCGCATATAATTCGGGGTATGCCACGACCGCGAGTACTACCGGATCTGCAATGCGCAATCTGCGGCGTTCCCTTCAGGCCGAAGGCATCTGCGCAGCGGTGCTGCTCGCAAGCGTGCGGGCACCGGTTCAAGCGGACGCTGGTCACGCGACCGTGCAAGCAATGCTTGACACCGTACACGCCGAGTCACAAAGCGCAGATGTATTGCGGAATTGCATGCCAGCAGGCGTCGCAATTGGTCAAGCGCACGGCAGATTGCGCCAATTGCGGCAAACCATTTACCCGACCGCACGGCAAGTGGCCGAAGTTCTGTTCGCGCTCATGCTCGATGCTCAGCCGCAATCTGCGCGGCGTCGGGAAGAGTGCCTCCAGGCCCGCCGGCTCCACGCGCGCCGCTGGCGCTGGCTACATCGCGGAGAAGGCCGAGGGCGGCCGCTGGGTGATGCAGCACCGTCTCGTGATGGAGCGTCACCTGGGCCGCTCATTGCGTCGCTCGGAACACGTGCACCACATCAACGGTGTGCGCGACGACAACCGCGTCGAGAACCTCGAGTTGTGGGTCACCAAGGGCCGCAGCAAGAAGGACCCTGGCGGTCAGCGCCTGCTCGACGTGTTGGCGGAGTTGCTGCGCCAGCCGGAGATTGCCGGGAGCGAGGCAGCGGTCGAAGCCGCCTTCCGTCGCGTCTTCCACCTTCGCTGATCGAGGCGGCGCCTGCTGGCGCCTGCTGACGCATGACGACCGTCCTCGCCAAGCTGACCCGGTCCGGGGGGGGCTTCCTGTATCTCGATGCCGTCGCTCCAGGCCCGAGCGGCGGCATATACGTGGTCGGCAACGACAACGCGGGCGACGTCGTCACCGCGCGGCTGAACAGCGACGGCTCGCTCAACTGGGCCAAGGACATCACGATCCCGTCGCTGACGCCGACCCTGTGCGCGGCGGCCAGCTCGTCGAACCGGTTCGTCATCGCGGCGACAAACGCATTCGGCTCTTACACCTGCGTCCTGATGCTGGACGACACCGGCTCGCTGGTGTGGGAGAGCGTGCTGGCGAATTTCACGGTCACGCCGACCGAGGGCCTGCTGATCGGCTCGGACAACTCGGTGTACCTGTGCGGCTCCTACGACGGGCCGCTGTCCGGGGTCCCAGACGATGCGCTGCTGAAGCTGAACCCCACGACAGGGGCGATCACGTGGCAGGTGGGCATCTCCGAGACCGGCACCACCAGCAGCCCGTCGACGCGCTTCTCGTCCATGCGGCAGCTGTCCGGCGGCGACCTGGTCATGGCGATGTGGGGCCCGGGCGCGACTGCCGGCGCGCACGGCCACGTGCAGCGACTGTCGTCCTCGGACGGGTCCGTGGTGTGGACGCGAAAGATCGACTGGGGGATGACCGGCGGCTACGCCTCCAACATCTGGGTTGGCACCGACGCCTCGGACAACATCTATTGCTGCGGGTCGGGGTTCGACTTCGGCATCGACGGCGTCGAGTACCCGCTGGCCAAACTCGCCAGCGACGGCTCGACATCCTGGGTGCGCAACGTGCGCAGGGTGAGTGGCACCTACACGCCGGTGTTCGAGCCGTGCTGGGGCTCGCTGACCGCCGATGCGAGCGGGGTGCAGATTGCCGGGAACATGAACAGCGGCAAGGTCGGCCACCTGCTGGTAGACGCAGCCGGGACGCTGGGCACGGCCAACGTGCCGCTGACCCAGTACACGCCTTTCAACTGGACGAGCAATGCGGCGCGCGCCGGCCAGGCCGGAGCCGCCTCCGTCATGTTCGGCTTTGCCGACACGAGCGACTTCAGCGACTACTACTTCTACGCCGGCATCTCGCCTACCGGCTCAGGCGACGATGGCACCTATGGCACCGTCGCACGCGCGACGATCAGCTTCAACCTGATCGCCGGCACCGCCACCGTCAGCACGCCGAGCTCGTGGACGCGGCCCAGCGCGCCTTCGCTGTCGCTGGCCTCGGACCTGGGCGCCAGCGTCGGCACCGGCACGCTGAGCAGTTCGGTGGTGCCGCCGGCCGTGACCTGTGCGGCAACGTCGCTCGGCCCCACAACCCAGTTCGGGCCGGACGCCTACCTGCGCGGCCTCACGGTCACGTCGGCGCCGTCGACGATCTTCGGGAACATCACCGTCAGCCGGTCGTACATCAACGTCGGCCTGACGCCGCCGTCGACGACCTTCGGCACTGCCGTGTCGACGCGCCAGCAGCGCGCTACCGCGCTCGGACCCACGGCGAACTTCGGCACGCCGGCCTATGAGCCCAACACCACCCGGGCGGCCGACACCCTGGGCGTGGTGCTGGCCGGCATCGGCGTGCCGTTCGCAACGCTCGGCATCGCGCCGCAGCCGCCCGGCTACGCCTCGAGCGTGGAGCCGGCCACCATGTTCGGCACGCCGGTGGCGCAGCAGGGCATCTCGCTGGCCGCCACGGGCACGCTCGTGACGCAGTTCGGCACCGCCTCGGCGAGGTACACGCTGGCAGCCAGCGGCCTTGAGCCTGGCGCGCAGTTCGGCACCGCCAAGGTGACCATGTCGCGCGCGGCGTCGGGGTTCAAGGCCACGCAGATCGGCACGCCCGCAGTGGGGCTGTACGGGCTGCCCGCCGGATTCATGCGCACGCAGTTCGGCGCGCCGGCCGTTCGCGCTCCGATCACCTGCGAGGCTACCGGCTTCCTCGTCACCAACATCGGCAGCCCGTCGGGCGGCGCCTGGAACCTGCGCACGCGCAGCGCCTACTTCCGCACCCGCTTCGGCACGCCCCAGGCCGAGAGGACCGCGCCGTGATCACCTACAAGCAGTTCCTCGGGATCAACAACGTCGAGGACCCGACGCGCGTGAAGCCAGGCGAGATGCTGGTGGCGTCGAACGTGGACATCGCCGGCACGCTGCTGAGCCGCCGCGGCCGGGCGCTGCTCACTGCAGGCAGCGCGCACTCGCTGTACGAGGCGCCCTTCGGGCTGCTGGCTGTGGTCGACAACGACTTGCTGCTGCTGGCTGCTGACGGCACTGAGGTGCGCACGGTCTACGAGACCATCGGCTACACGCGGGTCTGGTACGCCGACTTGCCAGATGGCCGCGTG